CGCCCGTCTAGAGGCTCACAAAGACCTCTCAGACGCTTTACAAGCTAATGATTACAAGGCTATAGATGATGCATTCTTTAAACGTAAAGAATATCGTCCAGATGGTATTGTAGATGGCAAATCCCTACTTGAATTAGTTACTACACCTTCACCACCATCAGACCATGACTATCCATTCAAAGGATTGCAAGAGAAGCTTCACGGGATCCGGTACGGAGAACTTGTCACAATTACTTCAGGATCTGGACAAGGGAAGTCGTCCGTCTGTAGAGACTTGGCTGCTCACTTGTTATCGAAGGGAGAAAGGGTCGGTTATTTGGCGCTTGAAGAGTCAAACCGACGTACTGCTCTAGGACTTATGTCCCCTATTGTTGGTAAAGCACTACACATGGGTGAACATGATCGTGCTACGTTGACTGAAGCCTATGAAAGAACGCTTGCCAAATGGGATTTATTTCTGTTTGATGGCTTTGGATCTTTTGATCCTGATATTATCTACAATCGTATTGAATATCTTGCTGCAGGTCTTGATACCAAGGTTATCTTTCTCGATCACTTATCAATCCTCCTCAGTGGATTAGATGGAGACGAGCGACGTATGATAGACACTACAATGACCCGCCTACGTTCATTAGTTGAACGCACAGGCATTGCTTTATTTCTTGTGTCGCATCTTAAGCGCACATCATCGGATCAAAATCATGAAGAAGGTGCACGTGTTACACTCGGCCAACTTAGAGGAAGTGCGGCAATCGCTCAACTTAGCGATGCAGTTATTGGACTCGAAAGAGATCAACAGAGTGGATCTAAACACTCTGATACAACTGTTAGAATTCTCAAAAATCGCTACTCTGGGGAAACAGGCGTTGCTTGTCGATTGAACTATGACTTATCTACCTGTAAATTCAATGAAACAACGGAACCAACTACCTTTAATCCATCAACAGATTTCTGAATTTCAAGCGATGAAACTACATAAACCTAACCCACCCACGCCAGAGGCAATCAAACGAGCACAATTTGTAGATAAGACATACAAATGGTCCGGTAGGTAATGCTGATCTTTGATTTAGAAACTGACGGATTACTTTGTGATGTTACCAAGATCCACTGTCTCTGTATTTATGATACAGAAACTGATCAAACAATGGTTTATAATGATCAAGCGTTTAAACATGCAACAGATAAACCGGCTACTGAGCCAATTATTAGAGGTCTTCAGTATTTGGAAGACGCTGACTGTATTATTGGTCATAACATTATTGGGTACGATCTTGCTATCATTAATAAGCTATACCCCTGGTTTAGACGTATTGGTGATTGCTTGGATACTCTTCTGCTCAGCCGTTTGTATCACCCAAACCTCTTAGATATAGATAAGAAACGTGTCTGGAAAGACATGCCTCTTAAATTATATGGTCGTCATAGCTTAGAAGCTTATGGTTACCGCTTAGAAGAACATAAAGGAACATACGGAAAGGATACAGATTGGAAAGAATGGTCACAAGATATGCAAAATTACATGATACAAGACGTTGTTGTTACTAACAAACTTTGGAAACATTTTCAACCATACCTGAGTGGATTAAATTAGAACATGAGTCTGCCAAAATTCTCACAAGACAGGAGTTACATGGATGGTACTTTGATGAACGCTCTGCATGGCAACTTGCATCTACTCTCAGACGAGAGCTTGAGCAAACTTATCAACTACTACGTGACAGGCACCCTTTCGTTGCCGGACCAGTATTTACTCCTAAGAGAAATAATCGGACCCAAGGCTATGTCAAGGACGCTCCATTCACACGTCTAAAAGAACTTAATCCCACATCACGCGATCACATCTCATGGATATTGCAAACATTCTGTGGCTGGAATCCAACCCAGAAGACAACTACTGGGAAACCAGTTATCGACGAAGTTATTCTGACCGAGATTGGGTCTCCGATTGCTATGCAGTTTGCGAGATGTTTGACGGTAACGAAAATGCTTGGGATGATCTCAGAAGGCGCGAACGCATGGCTGAAGCTATGTACGACTGCTAGTCGCATACATCACCATTGTTCAGTAGCTACTGCAACTTTTCGTCAGGCTCATCGTAACCCCAACTTGGCTCAAGTTCCAAGTGATCCTAGATTTAGGCAGCTATTTACTGCTAGTCCTGGTTTAGTAATGGTGGGGGCAGATTTGGCAGGGATCGAACTAAGAATGTTATCGCATTTCCTCGCTAAGTATGATGATGGTCGTTATGCTGACATCCTACTTAACGGTGATATACACCAAGTCAATGCTGACAAGATAGGTATCAGTCGTAAACAAGTAAAGACGGTAACCTACGCCATGCTATATGGGGCAGGCAATGAAAAAATTGGACACAGCTATGACAAACTTCTTTCATCCAAGGCAGCAAAGAAAAAAGGACAAGAGATTAGAGAAGCATATGTTGATGCGATTGAAGGACTCGGTGATCTCTTGGATGCAATTAAAAAAGCTTCAGAACGTGGATACATCAAAGCTATCGATGATCGAAAAATTATCGTGGATTCACCGCATAAAGCGTTAAACTACTGCTTGCAAGGTAACTCTGCAATCCTGGCAAAACGTTGGATGCTTATCAACCAACACAACATTACACAATTAAAACTATGCTGTTCACAACTAGCATTTGTTCATGACGAATTACAATTCGAGTGTTCTTCCGAGCACGCTACCGATTTATGTTCATCCTTGGTACTTAGCAGTACAGAAGCTGGTGAATACTACAACATCAGGTGTCGAATTGACGCCGAAGCAACCACCGGAAACAACTGGAGCCAAACCCACTAATGCTTTACTCAACAAAAAAAGGACAGGAGATTAAATCTACTAAGAAGAAAACAACCCAAGGTCAAGGTAAACTATCTAAACCAAAGGGTGATCGTAAGTTAAGCAGGGGTCAAGGTAAATGACTACTCTACTGATCGATGCTGATTACATTGTCTACAAAGCATGTGCCTCAGCTGAGTATGACATTGATTTTGGCGATGATGTAATCATGGTCGGCAGTAGATTTAGTGAAGCATATGCTAACGTTACTAGAGAACTCAATAAAATTAAATCAGCTTTCTTTGATTCAGATGTTATTCTGTTCTTTAGTGATGCTGTTAATTTTCGTAAGTCAGTTGAAAAATCTTACAAAGGCCACCGAAACCGAAAGAAACCTTGTGGATACAGACGAGTAATCTACAAATTACATGATGAATATCGTGTTATCAGAATGCCACAACTAGAGGCAGATGATGCCATGGGTATTTATGCAACATCAAATGATGAATGTGTAATTGTTTCGCCTGACAAGGATATGAAACAAATACCAGGTACTCTGTACAATCTAGATGAAACCTTTACAATAGATAAACAATCTGGTTGGGAATGGTTTCTTATTCAAACTCTTGCTGGTGACAGCACAGATGGTTACTCCGGCGCTGCCGGATTCGGCGTAAAAACTAGCGTAAAATTTTTTTCTGAACATGGCTACACTTGGGATAGCGTTGTAAAAGCTTTTGAGTCTAAAGGTCTTACAAGCGACGAAGCACTACTCAATGCACGCTTAGCTAAAATACTAACTGCTGATGATTATGACTTCAAAGAGAACAGACCCATCTTATGGACTCCCTCCAATGCCGGTGACTGACATAACTCTAGAACAAGAGTTTAAACTAAAAAGAATGGAGGAACTGTTAAAGCGGTGTCCTCCTGATCAAATGATTGAGTTGTTTTTACAACTACAAAGAACTAACTTTATTCTAACTAACAACGTAGGACAATTACTCGCCCAATGGAATCTCCCTCACACTATACTAGAGGATCAATAGAAGTCTGGGACTTTATACGAGATCAAAACCTTAGTTACCACCTTGGTAATGTTATTAAATATACTTGCAGAGCCGGTCACAAGGCTTCTAACACGAAAGCGTCTGACCTTAAAAAGGCTATCCACTATCTTGAAAATGAACTACAAAACACACCAACAACAGCAATCACTACAGGAACAATCGATAGAATTCCGGGACGTTTATGGGATCCAGAATTCATTGGAGAGCCGGACTATGCAACGGGATTTGATCGTTGAAGAGTTTAAAGAGTTTATGTATGCAGCTACTGAAGAGAGCTACGAATCTGAATTAAAAGAACTAGCTGATCTTGTTTATGTTTGTTTTCAATATGCTGAGAACATGGAATGGGATTTAGAAACTGCACTAAATCGAGTACATGAATCAAACCTGTCTAAACTTGGACTAGATAATAAACCTATCCGACGGTCCGACGGTAAGGTAATGAAAGGACCAAATTACCAACCACCTAATCTACAAGACTTAGTTAAATGAGCGAATTAATTTCTAGAACTGGACGTGTGCAGGCATGGATTGATGATCCATCTGGTCGTCTCCCGGTGTCGTGCACCGTTATGAATGTTGCAAACGAACTTGAAGGACCAAATGGCATTGAAGCCTCATGGAGATTCTGTAGCCATGCTCTACGTCGAGGCGCAGGAGTTGCAATCCATCTATCAGAACTTGACCCACGAGGCTTCGAGAGAGACTCTGGCGTCATTGCGAGTGGTCCTGTATCATTTGGACGAATCTATTCGGCTCTTAACGAAACTCTCAGGAGGGGTGGGAAATACAAAAATGGTGCAATAGTGCTGCATATTGACGCGCGGCATCGTGACTTAGAGGAGTTTATTACAACACCACGTAGTGTACTACCTTGGGTCAAACGTTGCGTTAACATCACACAAGAATGGTGGGATGATATGTCAGCAGAACTAAAAGAGATACTAATTCAAGGTATCAAGGCTGGCGACATCTGGCTAAACAAAGTAAAATACCAAGGAACAAAACGTATCCGAGGAAATGTGTGCCTTGAGGTATATTTACCTAGTCGTGGTACTTGTCTTTTGGAGCATATAAACCTGGGGGCATGTAGTTTTGATCAGATTCCTACTGCATTTGCAGAAGGTATGAAAGAACTATGTGAATTACATGGTAAAACTGGTGTAGGAGATACAGGTGAGTACTTATCATCAGAGACAGATCGTCAGGTTGGTCTTGGTGTACTTGGTCTTGCTAACCTATTGCGTCGATATGGTGTAAGCTATGAGCAATTTGGTTATGCACTAGAACAATATAACAATAATGATGTAAAAGCTACTGCTGCATTCTCTCTTGTACAACAACTAGCTAGTGGTATCCGTGACGCTTCCCTTATTGCACATGAGTACAATATGGTCAGAGCGTTTGCTATCGCTCCTACAGCGTCTTGTAGCTACCGCTCACAGGATGCTGACGGCTTTACTTGTACACCTGAAATCGCACCACCTATTGGTCGTACTGTAGACCGTGACTCAGGTACCTTTGGTGTACAAACATATAATTATGGTGATGTAGAAATCGCCTCAGAAGTTGGTTGGGAAAATTATAAGCGTGTTGCTGATGGCATCATGCACCTATACCAAACCAGTGGACTTCTCCATGGATATTCATACAATTGGTGGTCAGATTTGGCTATCATGGATGAAGCATTCATTGAAGAGTGGCTAAGGTCTCCACAAACCTCGCTTTATTATTCATTACAAGTAATGGGCGATGTTCAGGATAAGACCGATGCGTATGCTGCTCTAGCTGATGTTGATGTTGATGATTACCTGAACGATCTATTAAATGAACCTCAATGTGATTGTCAAGAATGAATCCTTACGAAAAACTAATGGCGCGGAAGCGCAAATGGACACCAGTACAGACAAGTGCTGGTACATGCAAAGAGGGCGCGGAGGAGACAATCCACCGTGCACTTGCCTTGAGACACATGGAACTACCTGTGGGAGATTTTATTACTGATGCCTTGGCCAATGAAGTTCCAAACGTGGCACGGGAGTTACTCCTATCCAACGTCAAGGACGAAGAAAACCACGACGTGGCTCTTGGTTACATCGCCAATGCTTACGGGGTGGATGAAAAGGCTGAAGCCGAAGCAATACGGTTACGCGATGCTTGGGTCGCGCATCCTGATCACACGATCACGAAAGCAATGGTTGCCGAGCGTGCAATTTTCTTCGTTCTTTTACCATTCTTCCGCGCTAATGGTGACGCTGGAATGCGAACAGTAAGTGCAGATGTGTCACGAGACGAACAGATTCACGTTGCAACTAATTCACTTGGATGTA